CGTAGACTCTGCTGGTGTGCCTTAAGCACCAGCTGGCCTAATGTCCCCATAAAGACATAGACTGTGGCGATGGAATCGGATAGTATCCGCTCTGCACACAGCACGGTATGACATGCACATTACGTTGATCTTGTCATATGAGAAGGTGGCGAGTGATTAAGTCTCGCAACGCTACCTTGCTGGCATTCCCAGCGAAAAGCGAATAGTCCTACCGTGAGGAGGTCCCAGATACTCAACTCTTGGGCGGTCTCGTGGTTCGGGAGGACCATGAGAGCAACGTTTTAATCTCCCGCGCAATCAACTTCAATGAGTGGCGAAATGGCGCGCCCGGCAGCTACCGATACAGCACCACCGACGATGGCACCTGAGGGTGTGTCGTCAATTGACTCCGTTAACCAGATTGTGGGTGACGTGCCAAGTGGTGGTTCCACTAAACCTTTGGCCCCTCCCAGGACCATTGAATCTTTGGAATCATTTCTAGCACGACCCCAGCTGATCACGACCATGAACTTTCCTCTAACGCAGGGCGTTCCCGTTGTTGGGATTGCCCCTGTGTCCCTGTTCTTTGCGAATGCCGTTGTGGCTAGCAAGGTTCAGTACCTGAGGAATTGGCGAGGGACCGTTTGCGTGCGCATCGAAATGCCTGTTACACCACATTACTACGGTGAGGCTTTCTTTGCGCTCGTTCCACAGTTCTTTGCTGCTATTGGACAAGTTAATCCTGAGCGCATATATCAATTGCGTCCGGGCGGAGTCTTCAATGCTAATGTGGGCAATCCGCTAGTTCTGCGGATGCCTTTCTTTAGCAATACCCCCCGGCTCCAGCTTGGGGATTCGACTGCGCTTACCCAGTATGCCACGCTTTATCTCGCAGGGCTTTCGGCCCTTGGTCGCGATGATGCTGTTGCAGTGGGCACCCCGGCGTTCAATGTGTATGTGTGGCTGGAGGACACCGTCCTCACAGATGCCACGCCATTCACAACGCTGGGGCCCCAGGGCGAGCGCAAGGGCTCTGAAACCAGCCCTGGTGTGATCACCAAAGTAGCCTCAGCAGTTACGGACAGTGTGCGTAGATACATACCCCGCATACCCGGAGCTGCTATGGCTGTGGATTTAATTACAGAAGTCGGCATGATGGCCGCTTGGATGGGTTTTTCCAAACCCAACCAACCCAATGAGCTTGAGTACCACAAGCTGCGACAGTCTAGTTTCTTTGCTCAAGGCATTGGAAAAGACTCCAACACAGTTTTGGCGCTTGACCCAGCATGCTCACGCCCTATGAACAATGAGGCGGGAGGGATGTCGGATGAGGATCCCCTGGCGTTTGAGTTTTGGACGCGACAGTGGGGGTGGCTAGGTCAGGTCAATTACTCGACCACGACTACACCAGGAACCCTTCTTGCATCCATGGCCGTGACGC